TGAATACAATGCTATACGAAAGTATGGGTGGCCTGACTCGGGTACACTATCACCGCTTTATGCCGTAACAACGACGATAAACAGCGTCAGCGTTTTAAACGCTACGTCAGCAAATCAGTTTGATATAGACACATCAGAAGTGACCGGCAGCACAGCTAACGTGGTACTAGGTGTAGTTGATACGCTGCCTTCATCCATTGACATTAGCGGAACTCTTGTTTCTTTTGTGTGGCGCGTTACGAGTACTAGCCTAGTAGCCGGTAGTCGTTTTAATGGTTTGGGGCTGTTTTGGGGAGTTGTGGACTCGGCTGGAAATTGGGCTATTTATCAGATAAAGGATATACCAGAGGCGACGGAAACCGACTACTCATATTACGTTGATATTGACGCTGAAACGGTATTTGAAGAGAGCGGAACAGCGCCAGACCTGACGGATATTGATCGAATTATTTGGGGGTATCAGCGAGGAAGCTCTACATCGAGTGCTGAATTCAAGTTTAAAAACCTATCTGTTGACCCTAAGATAATACTAACAGGGGGCAACGCTGCAAGACCGGCAAGCCCTGGAGACCTTTACGCTTTTGAACGTGGCGGCGTCAAGGTACAAGGAGCAAATCAAGTTGTTGCGGGGGAAAACATTCAGTATGGCGATGGTACGATTGCAACCTATGTTGATCTAAGCGCCTCAGCTATTGACGTTCATTCGGAAAGTTCAGAGTTCAACTTCGAGGGAACAACAGCGCTAATAAACCGGATAATATACGCATCAGCTAACTGTACAATGAACTTCACTAACTGCGTTATAGCAGGAACGGTTAAGTGTGACTTCACAGTACACGCGTCAAGCAACTTATCGGCAACCTACAACTTTGCGGGAATGAATTTATCACGTCATGTGGTTACTTGGTTAACGGGAGTTACTTGCAATAAGGCCAACTTTAACCAGTGCTATAAGATAGACGCTAAGGCCGCGACGTTTACCAATTGCCTAGTCTCTAACAGTTTAGATACTGTCGCATTAACTCATACAGCAGCGGCAACAATTACTGCGATGGAATTCATTAGCGGCGGCACAGGCCACGCTATAGAGCTAACGACCGCAGGTGATTACACGCACACAGGCGTAACTTATTCAGGATACGCTGGTAGTGATGGCAGCACAGGCAACGAGGCCATTCTTGTTAGTGCTTCAAGCGGTATTGTCAACATCACTATTGGCAGCGCAGACGAAACACCTACGATCATGACAGCAGGTGCAACGGTTAACTTAGTGCAACCTCAGACAGCCACAACAATTGCAGTCAACGTGACAGGGGCTGAGATAACGATTCTCGATACGGGCACGCAGACTGAGCAGTACCATGTTGAAACTGGCAGCACGACTCAAGACTTTGATTTCACTGCACCCATTGGAAACAACGTAGATATCCTCGTCTTCAAGCCAGGTTACCGGCAGTTTGTATTGCTTGATCAAGACTTAGGATCAGCAGACAGCACGATAACGGCTAATCTAGTAGCGGTGCCATCTTATGCCTAGAGTAACTGCAAAAGGCGATCTAACAGACGGCACAGAGTTTGACGTTGATCTTGGCGCTAAGACTTTAACACTCAATGTTGCAGGCAATGTCACAGCAGGATCGGCTAACGGTGTTGATGGTCTTCCATTACATCAAGCGTTAAGTGATCTTTGGAAATCAGGATCAACGCACAACCGCTATGTGATGCCGTTCTTCATGGCTGACGGGCCAATCGGCCAGATGCTCGAATTGCGCGATGGTTGGACAATCACAAATTTCAGCTTACTCCGTAATTGCGGGTTAGCGCTTTACAGTACCAGCGATGTCTTATTAAAAGCCTACGCTTGTTTTGTGCAACTAGGCACAGTCAAGACCGCAACAGATCAGCCTTATCATTTGCTCACTGGCACGACTCCTAGCAACTTCGGTGGTGCTGACGAGATGAACGAATGTATAGAAATATACGATAGCGCAGGTACAGATAAGCGCACAAGCGGTGTGGCTAGTTTCTTCGTTAGAACTGCGGGAGATACTTATCTCGGGTATGACTTGTTAGCAGAACAGGCAATTAGCGCACTGACTTATCGCGTGTATCAAATACCAGGTGGCACAGTTGCAGATTCAGAGATTGTGACCAGCTCGCCAAGCGGCGCGCCGTTCGATTCGATGACATTGACGCTAGGTGCGACAACCAACACAATCAACGCAACATCTTATGACTTCGCGGAGGGCGAGATTGAAGCCAATGGAGGCACTGCTCAGCAGGTCTATGATTGGTTTCAGAATGAGTTATTGCTTACATCAAACATTGACGCAGGCGCCGGTACGCAGCGCGGGAACACGTACTTGGATGGCAAGCTGACGTTCTCGGGCGGCGTAATAACGACATCGCAAGGGCTGACGATTAAGAATATCGCGTCGGCTGATGAGTCTAATATCATTCACGTAGATGATACAGGCGCATCAAGACAGAAGGCGGTAACTGCTAACGCATCCGTGACAGGGATGCCAACGGCAGGCGGCGAGATTCGGCTACAGGTTTACAACGTCACAGAGGCAACTGAGATATATAACGACGACCCTGAGTCTAGTTCATGGACGCTTAGTTACACAGACGGGTCTGAGTTTTCTGCGGGTGACAGCTTTAGAATTAGGTTTTCCGAATTAAACGCAGGCACAACGTTTAAAACGTATGAGACAACAGGATTTGCTGCGTCTAGCGGCTTGACAGTGGTGGTCGATGAAGTAGCTGACCTTGTATATTCTTCTAATGGCTTAGATGGATCAGGGATAACTAAGTTTAGTGCTGACTTCAGTAATGATGAAATTGACTTAAGTGCTAATGAAAACTTCGTAGCCGCTGAAGCCTATGCATTCTATTGTATGCAGTTGACAACAGCAGCAGGAATAGAAGGATTCTGGGGAGGAGTGATAGCTGCCGACTCAGGTAACTATAAAATTATAACATCTGTGTTATCTTTATTCTTTGATAATACTACCACGGCTAGTAAGCGGCAAACGGATAGTGCTCGTATCTATAGAGATGATGATGCCTACCCTGTGAAGGAGCCCACTACTTCTGGTTATGGTATTGATGTTAACTGGCAGAACGTTGTGTATGTCGTCTCTACAGGTGGGTCAGCTTTAACGACTGCTGAGAATTCTAAGTTAATGGCTCTACCTAGCGCAGCTAATGTAATAGACGAGTTTGAAACCCAGAGCCAAGCAGACCCTACAGGCTTTCATGTGAATGTGAAAGAGATTAATGCAGTTGTGATCCAAGGTGACGGTACAGAACCTGACCCCTTGAGAGCTGTTGGCGTTGACCCCTAATGTTTAGCCCTAAGACGTTTAGCACTAAAACATTTAGCCCTAAGACGTTTAAATTTTTCGGTGTTGATGAAGAGGAAACCGGCGATACTTCTGGAGCCAAGCTATTATTCCCTCAGCAATTCGACATCGAGCGCGATGATTTAGAGATCATTAAAATGGTAATCAACTTTTTGAACTTAATCAGATGAAAGATCCAACGCAAACAGCAGCTATCCGCAAAGCTTGGGAGTCTCAGTTGAAACGGAGATTCAGAGCGCTACGCGGCAAGATCAACACGCTATTCACACAAGGGCGCGTTCCTTATGATCTGGCGTATGTTGAGTTCTTCAACACATGGATGGACAGAGAGATCGCCTCAGCCTTTGGTGGTGACTGGCAGGACAAGTATATCCGTGACGCTTACATGCACGGGCTAGAGCTTTCTGGTATTGATTACACGCTGACAACAGAGCATAGAGACGCAATAGCATTGCTAGTCTTAAAGGCTCGCACAGACTCAAACGCGGCATTAGCTGCGATGAAAGATCAGAGTATCGAGCGGTTAACAAAAGGTATTATTTCGAGAACGTCAAAGCGCGAAATCAGCGCAGAGATTAAAGACCGCGTGAACAAAATAGGTCAAACCAGAACGATACTCAACGCCAACACAATGACCCCATATTCTAGCAACGTTGCAGAGATCAAAGCAGCAGAGGGCATGGGCGAGAGTTTCAAAATGTTATGGATTACCAGGCAAGACGAACGGGTCAGGACTACGCACGCATTGAGAAATCGAAAACTGTTTTCTGCCAAAGTCGCAATTACTCTATTGGATGAGCCAGGTTGCCGCTGCCGGGTCAAGGCAGTGAAGGTAGACAAGGCTAACGTCAAGGGTTACGCGGAGATCAGAGAGGCAGGCTTGAAGATATCTGAGCAGGCGCAGGAAGAGCAGCGATTCTTTGAGATATCAAATCGACAGGCACGCGGGTATAGCGATGCGACTGGTGTTAGGCGTGGATAGTGTTCTATAGAAAATCCTTTGCCATAGGTTGAAAATTCATTTTAGGTTGCGCGGGGCGTGACCAAATCAAATAACGGGGTTATTGATGGCACTAAAATACAAGTTAGACGCGACGGCTTACGATGAATTAGACGATTTAGGGAAAGCAAACTACAAAAAAGAGGGGAATATTTACATCCTCGACGTTGAAGGTTTGGATTCCGGCGATGATCTAGCGGGATTAAAAGCAAAGAACGAGCAGCTAATTACAGAGAAGCGCGAGGCATTGAGACAAAAGCAAGAAGTCGAAGATGCGGCAAAAGCAAAGTCTGACGATAAAGCAAAGAAAGACGGCGATTTCGAGCAGTTGTACAAATCGCAGCAAGCAGAAAACGAAAGATTAACAAGTGAGTTGGGCGAGATTCGGTCTAGCGTAACTAAGCAGACAGTAAATGCAGAGGCTTCTCGGGTTGCAGCTTCGTTGACTAAAGACACGGCAAGAGCCGGACTGTTAGCGGAAAAGATAGCCGGAAGATTAAAGTTTACTGATGAAGGAATAAAGGTTTTGGATGCGTCGGGTAGCCTAACGGTTTCGAGTATCGAGGACCTAGCAACAAGTATTAAGGCTGATTTCCCGTTTTTAGTAGACGGATCACAGTCAAGCGGCGGGGCCGCACTAGGATCAAAAGGCGGGGCCGGTGGATCACAAAAGCAGGCAACTCGATCAGAGTTTGACGCAATGGATCAGGCCGCACGGTCAACATTCGCTAGATCTGACGGAGTTGTTATTGATGATTAAATTAATAATGAGGCTCCACAATGGCAAACGTACTCACATCCTTAGCCGGTGACATTTACAAAGCTGCTGATCTAGTTGGCAGAGAAACAGTTGGTTTCATCCCCTCCGTAACAATGAACGCTGATGGTTCTGAACGAGTCGCTAAAGACGGCGTAGTTCGTGCTGCATTCACTCGCGCTGCGACTGCTGGCGATCTTGCGCCAAGCATGACCACTCCCGAGGGCACAGACCAGACGATTGACAACAAAACGTTGACCATCAACAAGATGCGCGGCGTACAGATTCCTTGGACTGGCGAAGACGTTAAACACGTCAACAACGGCGCAGGGTTTAGTTCTATCTACGGCGATCAAATCGCGCAGGCAATGAGAACGCTGACTAACGAGATCGAAATTGATCTTGGTGTAGAAGCCTATCAAAACGCTTCACGCGCTTACGGTACTGCTGGTACAACTCCCTTTGGTTCTAACTTCAATGATGTTGCGCAGATTCGGCAGATACTCGTTGATAACGGGTGCCCTATGGATATCGGCAACCTTGCATTAGTTATGGGTACAGCAGCAGGCACTAACCTTCGAAATTTAGCGACATTGACTGGCGTTAATACCGCTGGTACTGACGCAACACTTCGGCGCGGTGAGTTGCTTAACCTTCAGTCTTTCTCTCTGAGAGAGTCGGCAGGTGTTGCGAGTCACACCAAAGGCACGGCAACAGGTTTTGATGCTAACGGCGGCGAACCTATTGGCGAGACTACGCTTGTAGTGGACGGGTCGAACTCTGGCACAGTGCTAAAAGGCGATAACGTGACGTTTGCCGGTGATACTAATCGGTACATGATCCAGTCTGCCACTGTATCAGGTGCTGCTACAGGTAACATCGTTATCAGCGCTCCTGGTATGCGGCAAGCATTAGCGACAACTGTAGAAGGCACGTTAGGCGCTT